AGGACAATCCGCAACCTCTGACTGGAAGCGGCGCATTCATCGACGCGCTCAAACCCAAGACTTGGAGTTGGAAGGCTGACGGCACCAAGGGTGTCGGCTTCATTGCTCACGAGGTGCAGGAAGTCAGTCCCGGCAGCGTGGTGGGCGAGAAGGATGCCGTGGATGATGAAGGCAATCCCAAGTATCAAGCGATGGAATACGGCTCCGCTGAGTTCATCGCCAACATCATCGCTGAACTGCAATCCCTCCGCGCCCGTGTAGCGCAACTTGAAGCCAAGTAAGAAAGGAAACTGAAATGAACATCATCATCCACACAATGGAGCGCAAGGCCGACAACGGCGGCGTGGTTGTGGTGCACTGGGGCACCACGAAGACGCAAGGCGAATTCACGGCTAGCCAGTACGGCACCGAGAGCTTTGAGCCAGATGCGGCAGCGCCTGGCTTTAAGCCCTACGAGCAGCTGACCCAGGCCGACGTGACTGGCTGGCTCACCGACCGTTGGGGAACTGATGGCGTGGCAGCCAAAGAGGCCGCCCTGGACGCGCAGCTGGCCGCGTTGGCCAACCCGCCCGTGATCTCTGGCACTCCCTGGGGGCAGGCATGAAATTCGAGCTCGAGGAAAACGAAGCCGCTTTCATCATGCAAGTGATCGGCAACCTGCCGACGCAAAGCAATGCGCACCCGCTGTGGCAGAAGCTGGTGCAGCAGTTCAAAGAGCAGGCCAAGCCGGATGAGCCGGCGCCTGACAAGCAGTAACCTGGTCGAATTAGAAGGGGTCGACGATGAGTGCCGATGTGGACAGCCGCCTCACCACGCACGAGGCTGTGTGTGCCGAGCGATATGCTGGCATTAACGCGAGGCTGAAGCGCCTTGAGACCATACTCATTGGCAGTGCAGGCGCCATTATCCTGCTGCTTTTGGGGCTGGTGCTGAAAATCTAGGTGCTGCTGTGATCGACCCGATCACCGCAATGGCGGCCGTCAGCACGGCGGTCAACCTTATCAAGAAGGCCAGCAAGACTGTCGACGATGTCCGCTCGCTGGGTCCGCTGCTGGGCAAGTATTTCGACGCCAAGCATGAGGCTACCAAGGCCGTCAACCAGGCCAAGAAGAAGGGCGGCAGCAACATGGGCGCGGCCATCCAGGCCGAGATGGAGCTCATGCAGCAGCGGCAGTTCGAAGAAGAGCTGAAGATGCTTTTCTTCCAGAGCGGAAACGCTGACATCTGGCAGAACATCCAGATCCGCGTGGCACAGATGAACCGCGACGATGCGCTGGATGCCAAGCGCGAGAAGGAAGCCGCCGAGCGCCGCCGCAAGGCCATGGCGCAGGCAATCGAGACCGGCATCGGCGTGGTGCTGATCGTCGCCGCCCTGGCTGGCATGGCTTACATGGCGGTGCTGGGGTATCAGCACTGCAAGCAAACCAAGGAATGTGGATTCTGATGTTCAAAGCACCACCAGCCACGGCATCTCGCTCCGAGCGCGAGGCATACGTCAAGCAATGGGCAGCGCTCACCATCTCGATCTTCGCCCTGCTGCTGGCCGTCAACGGGATGTTTGGCGGCAGCAACTCGAGCAAGGTGCTCAACGGCACGATTGCGGCCAACAACTATTGGGCTTGGTTCCAGGCGAAGAACGTCAGGGCCACGATCTACGAGACGGCCGGCCACGAGGAGAAGGCTGCCAAGCAGCGCGCCGACATGGAGGAGATCTCGGCCAAAGCGCGGGATGCTGAGGCCCAACGCGACCTGGCCAAGCAGCGCAGCCCCTGGTTCTCCTATGCGGGCATGGCGCTGCAGTTGGCCATTGTGCTCAGCTCCGCGGCCATCCTGGCTGTGATGATGCCCCTGCTGTGGGCCAGCATCGCCGTCGGCGGTGCGGGTCTGTCTCTGTTCTTCTACGCCATGGTGATCTGATGCTGCCTATCGTCGCCTCAATCGTCTCTGGTCTCATCTCCAACGGCCTGCCCAAGGTGGCCGACGCCGTCATGGAGAAGGGTGTCGATTACGTCCAGCAGAAGCTGGGCGTGGAGCTCAAGCCAGAAGGCGACATGAAGCCCGACGACGTGGCCAAGCTCAAAGAAGCTGCCATGAAGCATGAGGAGTTTATGGCCGAGATCGACCTCAAGAATATGCAGGGCGCTCGGGATATGCAGCTCAAGGCCATGGAGTCTGACGACCCGCTGGTGCGGCGCTTTGTCTACTACTTCATCAGCTTCTGGTCGATCCTGGCTGCGACGTATATCGGCTTCATCACATTCGGCCAGATACCCGAAGACAACATCCGGTTTGCTGACACCATCCTGGGCTTCGTGCTGGGCACGATGGTGGCCTCGATGTTCCAGTTCCTGCTTGGTTCGAGCATTGGCAGCCGCAAGAAGGACGAGAAGAAGTGACGCCTGGCATTGACCAGCTGACGGCGGCCGGCCTCAAGCGAGAGGTGGCCGAGCGCTGGCTGCCTCATGTGCAGGCGGCCATGGCCAGGTTTGGCATTGCCTCGGTGCGCCAGGTCGCTGGCTGGCTGGCGCAGACCGCGCACGAGTCTGGCAACTACACATTGCTGTCCGAGAATCTGAACTATTCGGCCGACGGCATGGCGGCCATCTGGCCCAACCGGTTTGCGGTGCTGGGCGAGGACAAAAAACCGGTCAAGACCAAGGAGGGGAAGAACAGCCCCAACAAGTTCGCGCTGGCGCTGCACCGCAAGCCCGAGATGATCGCCAACGTGGTCTATGCCTCGCGCATGGGCAACGGCCCTATTGAGTCTGGCGAGGGCTGGAAGTATCGCGGGCGCGGCCTCAAGCAGCTGACCGGCAAGGACAACTACACGCGCTGCGGCCAGGCGCTTGGGCTGGATCTGGTGGCCCAGCCTGACCTGCTGCTGGAGCCCGAGGGCGCCGCACTGTCGGCCGCCTGGTTTTGGTCGGTCAACAAGTGCGGGCCCCTGGCTGATGCCGACGACTTCGTGGCGCTGACCAAGAAGATCAACGGGGGCACGATCGGCCTGGCAGACCGTGAGCGCCGGTATCGGGCGGTGCTCGCCGGCCTGGTCTACTGAGCAGCGCCCAGGGCGGCTAAGCGCTGGGACTGCGCTGCCGTGTGCCGCAGCCGCTTGGTGCTGTCAATGCTGCGCATGATTGACTCATTGGCCTCGCGGAACTCCCGCAGCTTGGTCATGCGCTCGCGGGGCTCATGCTTGCGTGAACGGGCGATTTTGTCGGCCATCTGTTCGTAGGCATCCTGCCAGGCGTCGAGGGTCTGGAGCACGGCCAGCGGCTTGTCCTGGCCGGGCGCCAGCAGCTGGAACCCTGACGGCGCGGGAGGGTCGAAGGCCTGGCCGTCAATGTCCACGGGCTCCGGGTCGCTGACCTGGGGGTCTGGGTAGTTCTCCTGGGTTGAGAACTCCATCTCCACGACCGGCAGCTCGACGCCCATGATCTCGGCCTCGGTCACCGACGGGGCCTCGAGCTCCAGGGGCGGCGGCTCTGGCGGCGCAATGGCATCCAGCGGATTGGCCGCCTTGCGCGGGGTGATGTCCTTGATGGGGCGCTCGCGCTCCTCGGGGTAGTCCTGCGCCTCCTCGGCCGTGATGAGGCCCTTGAGCACGTCGGGGAAGGCGTCGCGCAGGGCGAAGCCGCGGGCGCGCATCTGCAGCATGCGCTTGGGGTAGGCCTGCCAGGGCCCTTGCTTGCCCCACAGACCGGCACGCCTGGCATCCTCGACAGAGAACGTGCAAACGACCGGCTGGCGGCCGCGGCGCTTGGCCACGCAGACGGCCATGAACTTGCCGGTGCCCTCCTCGCCCTCGAAGCGCTCCTCGATATCCTCGCAGACGGGCGAGGCCTGCACCAAGGCCAGCGCCGCGTCACCGTACACGCTGGGCTTGCCGTTAATCACGGCGATGTTTTGCAGCGCTTGCATGGGCGCCAGGCCGATTTCATAGCCCCACTGGACGCAGACGAGAATGTCCTGCGGCTTGCCCTGGTAGGCCTTTGGGACCATGTTGCTGCCAGCCAGCATCTCGCTGAAGTGGATGGCCTCGGTGATTGTGGCGGGCGCAAAGCCGCGTTGGTTAGTGGTGGTCAGTTGCATGAGAATCCTCTGTCAGTTGTGATGCGAGGGTGGCGAGCACCATCTCGGCGATTGCTTCGACGCAGGCCTCGGCCTGCTTTTCTGATGCGGTTGGCACGGCATTGAGAAAGGCCAAGACGGCCTTTTCGTATGCCTGCTCGAGGGCGGCTACGTTCACGGCTTGGCCTCCTTAATCGTCAGCGTCGACTGTCGAATGCTGTAGGCTTCCTTGGCTGGCACCGTCTTGGCGGGCTGTGCCTGATAGTGGCGCATCGGCCAGGCCACCATCCACTTGCCAGCCCTGCCGCGCTCGGCGGTTCCCATGGCCTCCTTGATCTGCTTCTCGCATTCGCCGATCGACTTCTCCGCGGCCTTAATGGTGGCCTTGCTGGCCTGGATGCTAGCCACCAGTGCCTCAAGGCCGGCAGACAGATCGACGGTGCGGTCCTGGGCTGTCGGGTAGATCCGATTGAGCTCATCGGTGGACTGCGGCGCATACCATTCGATCTCGCCGTCCCGCGTGTACTTGTCCAGCTTGTGCTGGAACTCGGTCACGGCCTTGATGATGGCCTTCTGGGTTTCCATGTGCGGCGCGAACAGGAACACCCGCAGCGCAATCCCTTCGTAGAGCACGCAGACGGCGCCCCACTTGTGGCCGGTCACCAGCAGCTGGCCCTGCAGTTGCACGGGCCCACGCGCCAGGTGCGGGGTCTCCTCCGGGGCGACCCTTGTCAGCTTGGCCTCAAGCACGCCCGGTCCGTCGAGAAATATTTTTTCCTGGCCAACTACAACGATGCCCTTGTCTGGGTCGCTGACAATTTCCTGGCCGCTGCCGTAGCCAACACCGTCGAGCGAGCACTGCAGCGGGATGGCGTCGTGCCGA